GACCTGGTCTACGTATAACCATAGTTTATACGGTGATTCTCCCTTCTTGAACTTCATGGAGGTAATGAATCGTGAAATGATCATCGGGTCATTGTAAATCATGACCACATCTGGACCTACCATCTCCAAATACTCATGGATTTTATTGAATCCAAATCCATCCTCTTTGGGATCCTCACATGCAGCTGCATCATAGACTACAACTCCTTCAGGTGCTTTACGAACGTTCTTCTTCTCTGGGTGACGTTGGAATCCAAAATGAAACGTTTTGATTTTTGGGGACAAGGTTGAAACTTGTGACAGTAAATTGGATACCACTTTTGAATATCCAGTAGTCTGGTCCACGTGAGTACTTACTAGAACGAACCTCATTTGTGTGTATTCTCTCCCCTCTGTATAAATAGAATGCAGGTCAATTCTGCTCAAGATTATTTGACTGCTCAAAAACGACGTATTGCTTCCGCTCAATTCACACAGGACCCTGCGCCTGCTCATCGCCGCTATAACTATGTAGTGACTTCGGTGATAGCTAACAAGGCTACCCGATATGAGAAAGTACCGTACCCACAAAACTTAAGTCTCGCGCCCGGTTCAGTACCTGGACTCGCGTATGTGACTGCAGGTCTACGTCCAACTGTGAATGGATGCTGTATTGCCGCACAAGGTGCAACACCTCTTCCTGGTTCATTAGTCTAAACAATCAGTGTGCGTTAATACAAATGCCGGGTGGCTTGATGCAATTGACCCAGGTCGGGGCACAAAATCAACTAATCAACGGAAATCCATCGATGACCCATTTCAGGGCTGTGTATCGAAGGTATACGAACTTTGCAATGGAGTCCATTCGTATGGACTTTTCTTCCTCCAAACTTGATTTCAACGCAACTCAGACACGTACACTCAGTTGCCGTATTGACCGATTTGCACAACTTCTACACGATACCTACTTGATGGTCACCCTTCCTGATATCTGGTCACCTATGGCTGCAGTATCAACACCCCCTTCAAGCTATGAACCCAACTGCACTGCGATCGGATACGAATTTCAATGGATCAAAAACATTGGATACAACTTGATTGACCATGTGGATATTGTCATGAACAACGTCACAATACAGACTCTCACAGGTGAATGGTTGAAGATGTACTCCTATTTCACACATGATGCAGCCAAGCGACGTGTAGTTGACCAAATGGTTGGAAATGTCCCTGAACTCTACGACCCAGCCAATGCATACGACCGTATGAGCCAATATCCACATGCGGTGACACCTGCATCCTTGCCTACGACCATGCCGTTTACGTTGACGCCTGAACCCTCCATTCGCTCACGTCAACTCGTAATTCCTCTTCACTTTTGGTTCTGCGAAAACCCAGGTCTAGTCTTACCGTTAGTATCTCTTCAGAATTCAGAAGTGTACATTAACGTCACCCTTAGACCGTTGAATCAACTGTATACAGTGATTGATGTCAATCCAGCAATTGCAGCCGCTACCATTTCAACGGTGGTTTCAACCGGGTTGTCAGTGTCTGTAACAACTACAGCTGCACATGGATTCAGTGTAGGAACGTCTGTAACGCTTCAAGGATTATTGGGTTCAGCAATTCCATTGAATACTACGTTCACGATTACATCCGTACCTACTGTGACAACCTTTACCATCGCATCTACAGTCACGATTGCCGGATTGGATCAAACTCAAACAAACGCATCGGTCAGTGGTTCTACAAATCCATCCTATGGTCAGCGCATTCAACCTACGGGTTCCTATCCAATTGGTCTGTTTTTGAGCCCACCGAGTGCATCCGGAGCCTCTACAACTTCAACGGTTACAACCTTCTATGCAAATCCATACTTGGAAGGTAACTTCATCTATTTGACCGATATGGAAATGAATCAGCTTGCTACAGCCGATCAAACATGTCTCATCAAACAAATTCGTCATGTTGTGAAGGAAGGTCAGTATGGTGCAAATTCAGACCTAGAAATTCCAATGTTCAATATGGTGACACGGATTGTCTTTGCAGCTCATCGCTCTGATAAGCTGATTACCAATGATTGGGACAATTACACGAATTGGACAAATCCAAACCGAGCACCTTTTTCAGGTAGTACAACGGCTGTTGGAGACCTGCTATATTCATCGGGTCAATACCAGATTTCATCCGTCTATCCTCGCGAAGTCATTACCGACGGTATTCTTCTTCTGGATGGAAATCAACGATTTGCTACAAAACCTACTCAATACTTCTCACTTCTACAGCAGTACAAGCATACAACCGGTGAACAACCTTCAACACTTCCGGGTATTTATATGTACTCATTCGGATTGAACAATGACCAATATCAGCCCAGTGGAGCATTGAATGCAAGTATGTTCAATAAGGCTGTTCTACGTGTCTCACTTCAACAGCCTCTTCCAACGGCTGTAGGCTCAGGCGCTCAATCGATTGTCTGTATCTTGAAATCCACTGCATTGAGTCAGAATCCGGTCGTGATTTCAGACCCACTTGCTAGGAATCCACCCACAGCTGCAAATCCAGAAGGTTCGTTGATTTACCCACCGGATCAACTCCTTTCCGTTGTACAGACAGTCGCTAACAACAATATCATTTTTTCATACACCTATTCGGTCGGAGTCTACGTTGAATCCATCAATTACCTGCGAATCGTAAGCGGACTTGCAAATCTCGTGTTCGCCAATTAACAATGGGAGACATTCTAATTGTCAGTGCTGACTACATCGTTGGAAATCAAACCATCGATGTAGTAGACTATGTAACAACTCAACAAAGTAGTCAATATGGCGCGATTGACTTTCCAGTCCAAAAGCTGGACGATGACCTGCGTAAAGACAACCGAATTACATTAGCGAAAGACTCTGACCCATTAAAGCTCACACCTCCGAAATTAACGATTCAGTATACGGATAAGAGTGGAGCGTATCATAGCGTAACCTATGCGATTACTGAGAAGGTTGCACTTGGAGAACGGACTGCGTTTGGAAAATTCGTTCAAAAACCAGGTGATGTTCTTTCCAGTTTCGGTACGTCTGCAGGAATGGTTCTGTTTGGATTCTCGTTTGTTCTAATTTGGGCATTGGGTGTAGCGTGGGCGTATAAACAGTGGGAATACCTTCAAAGTGCGTATATCAACGGAGCACTCACATCCGTTCCTTCCGATGACTTAGGAATTCTCGGTAAATGGGTCGGTGTCCTCGTGTTCTTCGTGTTCAAGTATGGAGAAACCCTTGGGAAATTCGGAGGTCCAGAAGCACAACCCGGATGGATTGTGAAGTTCATCTTTTCATTCCTCGCAGCAATCACACCGGTTTCCTCTCTCATTTTTCAGTTTCTGATTTGGTTCACGGTGGTCCAATCTCTTCTTACTAGGAAATAATGATTGAACTCAAATGGTTAATCGCAGGAGTTCTTACAGGAATGTTCCTCGGGTCTGTCTTTATTCCACCCACTCGGACAACGAAAGGAGTTCCTAAACCTGGAAGTCCCGAAGTCTTCTACACTGAAACCGGATGTGTACGCTTTGAAGCCACTGAAGTTCCATGCACTGCTGAACCGGATTCTCTGAATCTCCTCGCATCACAGAAGTAATGAAGTTCACAGTTCCTGTTACACATGTTCTTCACCGAGGGGCTTCCTTTTTCTCATTCATTATCGGACTTGGATTAGCTGTCCTTGTGTTTCATCGTGACTACGGAGTCCTCAAGACACTTGCAGTGCCTCTTCGAGAAACAATGAATCGGATCGTAAAAGTGGATGGAAAGTGCTATCGCTTCCGCGTGGAAGATGCCGAATGTGAAATCCCGTCTTCCTCATAAACAATGGAAGGATCTACTTCTCTCGATGCTCTACTCCCAAGTCCTCAAGGTCCGCAGTCAGCTCCACCCATTTATCCGGAAGCTAGTCAAGCTGGACCCAGTGCAACTGCAATGGCTCCCTCATTCAAGCCATCCCTTCCTGCCATGACCTTCATGTTCCGAAACCTGCAATTGTACTTCGCCTTCTTTGCTGCGACCTTTATTCTGTCGCTGGCTACACCTCGTAATCTGCTTTTACAATACATTCCAAGTGCCTATACTTCCAACGGTGTTGTGAGTTATCAAGGTGCTGCAGTGATCGGCGGTGCATCCGTCGTTCTAGCCCATTTCGTCAATGTAGTCATTTCAAGCTTTCTGGGGTGAGACAGAGAGTGTATAATGCAATGCCCACCTGCGTGGGTCTATCCACGCATCCTGCTTGGCGCCGGAAATCAATTAACTCCCTTCTTTGCCGCTAAATACAACATTACCCACGTGGTCAATTGCGCATTTGCCGACGATTGTCCAGAATGGTGGAGAACACGACATCCAGGACAGTATGCTGAATTACATGCAGTCGATAGTCTACTTGTACACATTCTTGATTGGTATCCGGAATTTGAGAACTGGATGCGACTCTTTCTACGCTCAACGAATGGAACCGTGTTTGTTCACTGTAAAGCCGGTGTGAATCGGTCTGCGTTTTTGGTCTTAACGTTTGTCTGTAAACACTTTGGTATTGATTTCAATACACTGTTGTCTGCGGTTAGACTACAACGTCCAATCGTATGCGACAATACTGCTTTCATGAAACAGGTGAAAGACGAACTATATGGATGTGTTCAGAGTGAGAAAGGCGAGGGAAACAGAAACAACATCCATGGGGACGCTTGATTCGGTACATCAAGACATTGTGTCTGGGTTACGTGATTCAAAGCTTCATACCTTGGAGTTGAAACTAGAAGCTGAAGAACTTAGAGTTCGTCTTGAAACTCTACGTACTTCAGGTGAGATTGCAGATGTTGTGACATGTAGCACATGGGAATCCCGTATTCGTGAAATTGAATCGGAACTAGCCCGTGCGAACCCAGTGGAGGATTATTACATGAAAAACATGGACATCCTTATGGAGTACTACGACCGACCGACTCAAGTGGCTCAGAATCCAAAGGATACGTCCACATTCATGAAGTTTTTCACAGCAGTCGTTCCGGTTGAATCTGCAGGTATGACGAAGAAACAGATCTTCGACGAGTATGTCGCTCGAATGAAACTTGGAAACGCACCTGAAGTCACTCAGCAGATGACGGAACATTGTAATAGTTGTAACGTTGCACGCGAAGAGATTAGTTCAGAAGGTATTTTAGTCTGTCCACGATGTGGATCCGAAGAGTATTCCTTAGTTGTGTCCGATTTCCCTTCGTTTCGCGATCCACCGAAGGAGCGTAATAACTACGCCTACAAGAAGATCAACCATTTGAATGAGATTCTCAACCAGTTTCAAGCGAAAGAGTCTACCATGATTCCTGAAGAGGTGATGAATGAAGTTGTGCTTGAAATCCGTAAGCGTCGCATCAACAACATTGCCGATCTGACGGAAAAGGAGATTCGTGAGATTCTGAAGAAGCTGGGAAGGTCAAAGTACTATGAGCATGCAGCCCATATTTTGAGTCGGTTGAACGGCAATCCGCCTCCAACGATTACACCGGAGATTGAAGAAAAAATACGAGCCATGTTCCAGGAAATCCAAGCTCCGTTTCTACTGTATTGCCCGAATGACCGGACCAACTTCTTGAGCTACTCGTACATTCTCTACAAGTTCTTTGAACTGCTGGATCTGGATGAATATAAAGTGTATTTTCCTCTGTTGAAATCACGTGACCGGTTGATTGCACATGACCAAATCTGGGCGAAGATCTGTTCTTACCTTCAATGGGAATTTATTCGCAGTGTATAAGAAATGAATAGTACAACAACCTATGAAGTAGTTGGAGAGTTTCTAAAAGTTTCTGATACAGGAGGTATACAAGATCCTAAAACTACATTCAACTATATTAAGAATGGAAATATAGAAATAACAGGACCTATTGAGACCCCAAAAACAATAGCTATACTTAGTTCTACTTCTGATAGTAAGATAGTTATAGATGCTACTGGAATTGATCGTTATAACAAACGCAATTATAACTATGTTCCAGATTTGAGTGGATTTGTTCAAAATCTAATGAGAGTTATAGGTATTACTGCCCCTGTTGGAACTGGTATACGTGCACTAAGAGAACTCAAAAAGGGTGGTCGTAAAACTCGTCGTCGTGTTTAAGTAAAAACGAATTATTAAAGAGAACTCAAGTAACTATCAATATGAAATCACCTCTTCGATACCCCGGAGGTAAAACACGTGCTATTGCAATTTTGAAACACTATGCAGAACGCGAGTATCCATCAAGAAAACAGTTACTATCTCCATTTCTAGGCGGAGGAAGCTTTGAACTCAGCTGTTTAGACTTGGGATATACTGTATTTGCAAATGACCTCTTCCGTCCACTCTATGTATTCTGGTCTGTATTGAAAGAAAATCACCCACAGCTTCAAAATGCTGTATCCAATGCACTACCAATTACAAAAGAGGCGTTTGCGAATCTACGAAGTACTATTATGACTTTAGACTCTCCGCTTGAAATTGCAAGTAGCTACTTTATTGTGAATCGCTGTTCATTTAGTGGTGCAACGTTCTGTGGTGGTTTCTCACAGCAAGCATCTGAAAAACGACTGACTACATCCTCCATCGAACGACTTGGAAAAGTAAACCTATCCAATATGACGCTTTCCAATCTTGATGCAGTCGAGTTTCTAAAACAACACCCTGAAACAGGTGATACAGTAATCTATGCAGACCCACCGTATTACATTTCAACATACATCTATGGAAAGGATGGAGATATGCATGAAGGATTTGATCATAAGGGCTTTGCTGAGTATATTCGTACTCGTAAAGACTGGATCTTATCTTACAATGACTGCGAATACATTCGACAATTATACAGTGGATGTCGCATTCAAAGTGAAAAATGGTCATATGGCATGAACGCTTCGAAACCTTCAACTGAAATTATCATTCTACCACCTCTGTGAATCCTGGAGGTAGTGAATTGAACAGACAGAAGGATGTTTTAGGGATGTTTTTCGTTGGAAATGTAAGTGCCATTGAGATGTCAGTTGGAACTCCGTTCTTCATATGTTTTGTAACACGGAACCGAAGTCGTATACCGTCTACATTAAAGAGAGGTACTCCGAGACTAAGGATATCATTACCGGTATGATAAATGCCTTTTCCTTCGACTATCATGTAATGTGAACCTTTTTCATTGTAGAAACGAGCGATTGAATCGGATGGTACATCCAGGTAATCGTCTGGAACCATTTCACCTTTACTAGGGATTCTGTTCCATGGAGTAAAGTCACCTTTTAATGACTTGAGTAAAGGATACTTTGATGGAACCTCTATCTTTCCATTCTGTTCATAGAGTGTAGTACCACCACCTTCGAATCCTCCTTTGTTTTTAGCTTCCCATCCAACTACTACACCATCTATGGTGGATGGGATATCTTGTCCATGTGTTCCAGAGGCTATTTTACCTACGTGAATAGGAGAACCATGATAGAGAAGACTACTTAAGCGTTTTGCACAGAGTTGTTCCCATTCAGTTCCTGAACGAAGTGAGTTGCCTCCGCGTGATCGTTGAATTTTAGGTAGTTGCTGCATTTTGAGGGCTCAACTCAGTTTCGTAAACTGAAAGAATCCGTTTTTAGTCGCAATCATAAGTAAATGAACGAATCTGAATTGACGAAGAAAGTGTCCAACGATACGGTCGAGACGTACTATTTTGTACTCTTCTGGATCGTAGCAGTCTTAGCCGGTCTAGTGATTCTCATGGAACTCTCTGTTCTAGCCGTATCCCCTAAACGTGGAGTTGTATTGCTTCTGCGTTCAGCTCCGACCTTGATTCTAGGTGTAGCCAATGCGTTCTTTTTGTATATCCTCAGTGTAAGGGCGTTGAAATGAAAACACGCAGGAATCGACGAAAGGCTAAGTTGATCGTAATGAAAAAAGGCGACTATCTCCGGGAACATCACCATCTGTTCAAGGTACTGCGGAATCCTACTCGACGCGCACTGAACGCTGAGCTGCGTGCTCAGAAGCGAGAATTAAAAGAGAGGGGACTCAAGGGGTAAACTTTTTTAACTACAAACTATAATGCAGATTAGGTACGCGAATCCGATCGCAGTGGATCTTGAAAACATCTATATATCTAATTATGACGATTATCGTACTGAGGATGTTCCAGAGTTTAGACACGCTATCTTGAAGCTTGGTACAGATTCAAATGTCCTATTAC